GTTTATCCTACAATCACATCTGGACAAAGCACTAAGGTTTTTATGGTTTCTACCCCCAGCGGTTTAAATATGTTTTATTATTATTGGAAGGGAGCGACTAAAAAACAAGGTGAAAAAGGAAAGAATGAATATGTGCCTATTGAAGTGCATTGGACTCAAGTTCCAAAATATCCCGGTGGACCTCTTCGGGATGAAAAGTGGAAACAAGAAATTATTGCGAATACAAATGAGCAACAATTTCAGACAGAATTTGAATGTGACTTTGTGGGGAGCCAGAATACTTTAATAGAATCATCAAAACTTAGAGCATTGAACTGGGGAGAACCCTCCGAAAAGAATGCCGATGGGTTGTGGGTATATGAAAGACCAAAAGAAAATAGAGATTATTATATAACAGTAGATACTTCTAGGGGACAAGGAAAGGATTATAGTGCATTTGTTGTGATTGATACTACAGAAATGCCGTATAAAATTGCAGCAAAATATAGAAATAATACAATATCTCCTATGCTTTATCCAACAGTTATATCTACTGTTGGGAAAAACTACAATAATGCTCACATCTTGATCGAAATCAATGACATCGGTGGACAAGTTGCTGATATTCTTCATCAAGATTTAGAATATGAAAATATTATTATGACAACATATAAAGGAAGAGCAGGACAAATTGCGGGTGGTGGATTTGGAACTGGTAGAACACAGTCCCAGTTGGGAGTAAGAACTACTGGTCCTGTTAAAAAACTTGGTTGTTCTGTACTAAAAAGTCTGATTGAAGAAGATAAAATGATTGTGGAAGATGTTGATATGGTAAATGAACTAGTCAGTTTTGTTGCTAAGAAAAATTCATTTGAGGCCGATGATGGTCATACCGATGATTTAGTTATGTGTTTAGTCTTATTTTCTTGGTTAACAAGACAAGATTATTTTAAATCTAGTACAAACACAGATGTTAGAGTAGGAATATATAAAAAAGAAATAGAAAAAATGGAAGAAAATATGCTTCCATTTGGATTTGTGGTTGATGGTTCTGATGTCTCTGAGGGGGATTGGGATGGTGAAGATCGGTGGTTTGCTTTTTAGGCAAAACACTGAAAAGTATAAATATTAGCGACCTAATCTAGCTAATTAGAATAGAAGAGAAGAAATAGAAATACCTTCAAGGAGATTTAAGGATGGCCAGACCAAATGTAACAGTCCTAATAGATGATCAAAGTTTTGTAATACCCGGTACTGAAGCAGGTTCACTTACTAGAGGTGGTTTGCCTTCTGCATATGGTTTAATTTTGGCTTTGGGAAATACAGCAGAAAGAAAAGCCGGAGTAATGACGATTAGCACCCCCGGAGACTGGATTACAAGATTAACAAACACCGAACCAACTGCAAGTGCAGCGTGGACAGACAATAATGATAACCCAAGTGGTGGTGGATCAGGAACCACCGGAGGTAGATGGCCATACGGACCAACTGGAGCATGGAAAACTGAATGGTGGGCAGTCCACAATTATCTCCAATATGGTGGTGTTGCTGTTGTTGGTGCTACTGGAACAGAATCAAACACACAAGCAAGTCCATATGCCACTCTTAAAGATAAGCAAATTCCATTAGACCTTGTATTTGCTGCAACTGGTGGTGATGGATATGTTTCTTCCGTGAGTACCATTGCTTCTGGAAGGGGCGATTGTATTGCTGTTCTTCCAGCGGTTCAGGATGCTTCACCCGGAAATATGTCAACATCTGCGTCTGATGCCACATTCCAAGGAACTTCAGACGAATTCAATATTACTGTGTTTGGTATCAAGAAACATCTTGATGTTACAAGAGGAATCAATGATGCAAATACTGAAGCAAATTATATCATGACATGTTGTGCGCCTGATGTTGCTGGTTGCCTAGCAAGGACTGATAGAGAAAATGCACCTTGGTTCTCTCCCGCAGGATTCAGAAGAGGAAGAATTCTTGATGTAATTCGTTTGGTAGACAACCCAACAGATGCTGAGATGGATACCCTATATGATTCTAAGATCAATCCAGTCGTAACCTTCCCCGGAGAAGGAACAGTTCTCTTTGGAGATAAAACTGGTGCTGTTTCAACAAGTACATTGAGTAGAATTAATGTTTCACGGTTGTTTATCTTCCTTAAGAAAACAATTGGTGCTGCTGCAAGATCAATATTGTTTGAAATGAATGATATAACAAGTAGAGCCCAGTTTGTAAATGCAGTGACTCCTGTTTTGGATAATATCCAAGCAAGAAGAGGTTTGTATGATTACAAGGTTGTTTGTGATACTACAAATAATACTCAATCAATTATTGATTCAAATCAATTTATTGCTGATATATATCTCAAACCAGCAAAGAGTGTAAACTTTATTAAGGTAACATTCACAAACAAGAATACTACAGATGATCTTGGATGATAAAGGAACAAGAGGAGTAAATTCACATGCCAACTAATAGAAATAGATCCAATGCCGGACAACATTCAATGGAAATTTCAACTTTCAAGAATGCTTTTGATGGTGGGACTAGAGCAAACAGGTTTATAGTATCAGGAAAAATTGCTGGTGAGGAGATTGACAATCCACTTTTAATTAAGGCTGCTTCTATGCCTGTACAAACTGTGGGTATTTTAAGAATACCCTTTAGAGGAAGATTTGCCAAACTTCCCGGAGATAGAGATTATGCTGAATGGACATTTAGTATCTTAGATGAAATCACTCATGACATGAGAAGAAAATTTGAAGCATGGCATGAAGAGTTTAACTGGCATAAAGAAAATGTAGTTGCATCAAGAGATATTTTAACAGGAACAAATACAGATTTGTTTACTCAATGGACAGTAACTCAAATTGATATGACTGGAGCAGAAGTAAGAACAATTAGTCTTCATAATTGCTGGCCTGTTGAAGTTGGAGCGATTGATCTTAGTTATGATACTCCAGATACTCTTAACGAATATACTATCACTCTTGCTTATGATTATATTACACTTGATGGTGGAACTGGTCTTAGAGGGGGAACCCAAAATAGCAATAATGGTGGTGGTGCAGGACGTAACACTCCACTTGGAGGAAATCAACAATGATATTTCTATAGTAAATTTTACTATAAATAGTTATGAGATTTACTGTTAGAAGGAATATATTATGCCCATAGATATTTTTGGATTCAAGATTGGTAAGAAAAAATCAACACCAGTTGATCCAATAGAATCAAAACGAGAAGAGTCGTTTGTAACACCAGAAACATACGATGGAAGTTATACTTTAGAAACTGGTGGAGTCTTCGGAACACTTGTTGACTTCGCTGGAGGTGTACGTGGCGAAAATGCCATGATACGCCAACTCAGACAGGTATCAAGATATCCAGAAGTGGATCAGGCAATTGAAGATATTGTTAATGAAGCAATTGTCATGGATGATGACAGAAAACCAATAAAATTAGATTTGGAAAAAACAGATTTATCTGATGGTATTAAATCTAGAATATATAAAGAGTATGATTTAATTTTAAGAATGTTGGATTTTTATAATAAAGGACCGGATATCTTTAGAAGATGGTATACTGATAGTAAAATATACTATCATATTATTATTGATAACAAGGATCCACAACAGGGAATAAAAGAATTAAGAACAATCGATCCTATTAAAATTAAAAAAATAAGAAAGGTTGATAAGGATCAAAGAAGAGTAGGACACACAACAGTTCCTTTTATTAAAAAGGTAGAAGAGTTTTATATTTATACTGATACCGATCAAGATTCACCATATCAAACTCCCACCAGTGGTATAAAAATATCTCCCGATTCTATATCATATGTTCATTCGGGGGTTGTTGATGGAACTACTAAAAGAGTAATAGGTTATCTACAAAAAGCAATTCGTCCTTTAAATATGCTTCGTCAAATTGAAGATGCAGTTGTTATTTATCGTATCTCTCGTGCGCCTGAAAGAAGAGTATTCTATATTGATGTGGGTAATCTTCCTAAAAATAAGGCAGAGCAATATCTTCGTGATATTATGAATCGTTATCGTAACAAATTAACTTATAATGCAAGTACAGGCGAAATTATGGATGACAGAAACCACCTTCATATGTTAGAAGATTTTTGGCTTCCTAGACGAGAGGGTGGTAGAGGAACTGAAATTACTACTCTTGATGGCGGACAAAATCTTGGTGAAATGGAAGATGTTGAATATCTTCTTAAGAAAGTATATCGTTCATTAAATCTTCCTATCTCAAGAATGGAACCGGATAATGGATTTAATTTAGGAAGAGCAGCAGAGATTACAAGAGACGAAGTGAAATTCTTTAAATTTATTGAAAAATTAAGGTCAAGATTTACAGATCTGTTTATTCAACTTTTGAGAATTCAGGTTGTTTTGAAAGGAATAATGACAGAAGATGATTGGAAAATAATAGTTCCACATATTAGGCACAAATTTAATAAAGATTCTTATTTTAGTGAATTAAAAGAAACGGAAATTATGAAAGAAAGACTAGATATGTTGAATCAAGTTGATGAATTTGTCGGGAAATATTATTCAACTGATTGGGTTCGTAAAAATATATTAAGACAAACTGAAGAAGAAATAAGAATAATGGATGCTGAAATAAAAGAAAAAGGTGAGGACGAAGAACCAGAAGAAGGAGAAGAATACTAATGGAAAATAAAAACATTGATAACATGATTGTTTCGATTATAGATGGAGATAAAGATTCATTCTCGTCTTCCTTTTCATCTGAGATGAAAGATAGGCTAACATCTAAATTTGTAGAAAAGAGTACTGATATTTCTAAGGATATCTTAAAGGCAACAACCTCTGAAGAAATTGCAACACCCCCAACAGATCATGTAACCGATAATAGTAGTTGGGAAAAATATAAAAAAGAAAATTCTAAAAGTGTAGAGGAGGCATATGGTAAAAGAGGACCTAGTTCTTACACTTTTAAAAACCCTAACGATTCTAAGAAGTTTATAAAG